TAATTAACATTGAAGATTATTATCTAAATATAGTAAACAAGCTGGAAGCATCATCAATTGCGTATACAATTGGCACTTTCAGCGCCCCGGCGGTCTTAACCGGAACAGCAGGCGACCTGCTATCCGGTGAAGTATCAATCAGCGTTCTATCCGATTGGAGCTAAAACATGGCTGATGTAGACAAAGAACGCGAGGCTTTCCTTGCCAAAATTGGCCAGGTTGAGCTAAGCGAAAAAGCACCAAAACCAACAACTAAGAAAGACGAGGAATAAGCTAACATGGCTGTATTTTTGAATAATACTGTTGGTCTAAAGATTAACGCGATTGATCTTAGCGACCACGTAACTTCAGTAACTCTTAACTACGCTGCTGACGAATTAGAAGTAACAGCGATGGGAGATACTGCACACAAGTTTGTCAAAGGCTTGGAATCAGGAACTCTAACTGTATCCTTCCTAAACGACACAGCAGCTTCACAGGTATTGACCACACTTAACAGCGCATTTGGAACAACTGTTGCCGTCAAGATGGTTCAGGAAAAAACACCTGCTGTAAGCGCAACGAATCCGTTGTATACTTTTGATATTCTAGTAAACAACCTAACACCGATCAATGGTGGAGTAGGCGATATTGGAACTCAGGACATTACCTTTACTCTTAATTCAAAGGTAACAGTAGCAACCACAGGCACGTTTTAATTTAACAAGGGGCAAAAATGGCAAGAATAATAGTAACAAGGGTTGATGGAACTAAGAGCACACACTCAATTAGTCCGTCTGTTGAATATGCTTTTGAGCAGCAGTTCCGCAAAGGCTTCCACAAAGCCTTTCGCGAGGATGAAAAGCAAGAACATATCTATTGGCTTGCATGGGAATGTCTACGCCGCGCAGATGCGCCTGATGTCAAACCTTTTGGCTCAGCGTTTCTTGATACTCTAGCTGCGGTAGATGTGGTGGCAGACGATTCCCCAAATGGCTAACGCGCGATTCCTTTACATACAGGATTGCTCAACTGAGCATTCACACAGGAATTGCGCCCAGCGAGTTTATTAATATGGACACAGACTTGCTAAAGGCTTTTTATGAAGTCTTGAAGCAGCAGGCAAGAGAGCGAGAAAATGCCAGTCGTAGTAGAAGGAATCGTAGGGCTTAGAAAAGCTTTGCGTAATTACGATACTAACCTGCTCAAAGAGTTTGATACTAAAGTTAGAGCAGAACTAAAACCCATTGTCAATGATGCTAAAAGTAAAGTGCCAAATAGTCCACCTGGCAATTTGTATAACTGGAAAGATACAGGTAGAGAACGCAAAAGCCGAACAGGCAGGGCTAGGGCATTTCCTAGTTACAATCCTAGCCTAATCAAAAAAGGCTTGACTTATTCTTTAGCAAAAAACAGACAAGACAAAACTGGTTTTGTTTCCATGTTTACTTTGTTTAATAGATCAGCAGCAGGCGCGATAATTGAAACTGCTGGTAGAGCAAACCCTTCAGGGTCATCACGCAGCGAATCAAACAACCCTAATGCTGGTCGCATATTTATTGGCGCTATGAATGACATTGGTGGATTAAAAGATTACAAAGGGCAAGGACAAAAGACCACAGGCCGTTTATTGTTTGCAGCATATTGGCGCAACCAAGGCAAAGCCTTAGATGCCATTATGAAAGCCATAGACGTTGCAAATGTGCAAGTAGGCCGCGAAATTGACAAGAGCAAGAAATTGGTGGCGTAATGGCTTCTTCAGATATTCTAATTAATATCATTGGACAATTCCAAAAAAAGGGATTTACCGAGGCAGATAAAGCGTTTGGCAAACTAGAGAAAAGCGCCAAGTCATTAGGTCGCGTAATAGGCGTATCTCTAAGCGCTGCTGCTATAACCGCTTATAGCAAAAAAGCCATATCTGCTGCTAATGCAGACATTAAATCACAAAGACTTTTGGCGGTATCGCTTAACAATGTTGGCTTGGCTTACGCTAAAGTAGATGTTGAACAATTTATACAAAGATTGCAAGAACAAACAGGCATATTAGATGATGAGCTTAGACCTGCGTTTGCACAGTTAGCACAAATAACAGGATCAGTTCGCCGTTCACAGGAATTATTAGGTCTTGCATTTGACGTGTCTGCTGGCTCAGGCAAAGACATCAACTCAGTTGTTGACATTTTGACTAAAGCATTCTTAGGAAATACAAAAGGTTTGAAGTCGTTAAACTTGGCCTATACAGATGCCGAGTTAAAGGCCATGGATTTTAATCAAGTTGTAACAATCCTTTCGCAGCAATTCGCAGGCCAAGGCGCAGCTTCAGTTGAAGGATTTGAAGGCAAGATGAACTTGCTGAATGTAGCTGCTTCCAATGCAACAGAAACAATTGGCGTGTCCTTGATAACTGCACTAGAGATGTTGTCAGCCGATAATTCTATTGAAACTGCAACAAAGAAAATGAAAGGATTTGGAGATGCTATTGCCAACAACATTACGGCAACAGCATATCTAATCAGAGAACTAGGCAAGATACCTGGCGCAGGTGTGCTAGGCAACATATTTGGTTTTATTGAAGATCGCATTTCCTTCTTCTCACCTTCAAATGCCGCTAACCTATTAAAACAAATTAAAGGTTTCCAGGGCATGGGCAACATATCTGTTACTAAATCTAGTCAAGACACACAAAAAGCGCAGATAGATGAAGCAAGACGAGCTGAAGAAGCAGCGCTCAAGCGCCAAAAAGAAATCTTGTTATTGTTAAAGCAACAGACTAAACAACAAAAGGCCATGGCGGCTGCTGCCAAGAAGCAGAAACAAGAAGAAGGAATCTTGTCTGAAATCAATAAACGATTTGAGATGGATCGCATTCAGATTGCTGCTGCCCTTGGCGGTCAAATTAATGAGGTAGAACGTTTAAGACTAGAGTTAATGCAGGCTATTCTTGATGAAGATGTAAAGCGAGCCATTATCCTGGAAGGCCAGTTAATCAAGGCTGAAGCTGCTGCTGCCGAATTGGCATTAATTCTTGATAGCTTAGATGAAATGGTGGGTAATCCGTTTACTGATTGGCCTAAAGAAATAGCCAAAATCGAAGCATTATTAAAACAATTAAAAATTAAAATACCGATTGAAGCTTTGTTTGCTGAAAAAGGCTTAAAGCTTGACCAAGAAAAAATGACAGTTACCAAGCTAGAACGCATGGATGTTAATGCTAATAACGTTTATATTAACGGCAAAAATCCATTTACGCCAACACCTTTTCCATCTGCCAAAAATCCTTTTCCGGTTGGAACAGTAGAACATGCTGTGGTGGAAGGCAACAGGGCAGCAGAAGCCGAAGTAGATGCAGCCGCTATATTGGCGGCATCAGAAGCAGAGGCCGCTTTATTAGCTGCCGAAGCTGCCGCAGCAGAAGCAGCAGCAGCACTTGCATCAGCAGACCTTGCAGCTTTATTTGCCAAATTAGGTTTAGATGCAGAGGGTAATCCAACAACTGTCATTAATGTTACTGTTGAAGGCAACGTTACATCTGCTGAGGATTTGGCTGAAGTCATAACCGACATCCAATATACATATCAAAAGACAGGCAAAGGATTACTGCTGCAAAGTAGGGCGATTTAATGCCAGCACCACAACTGCGTGTCTTTGTTGACTTTGACAGCGATACTGCCTTTGAAATCAATCCTTTAATTTTAGGCAGCGCAACTGAAGGCATATTGGGCACAAATACCCTTGGCTCAGGCACGTTGCCATTAGAGGTTACAAACCTTGTTAGCAAGGTAGCTATCAGGCGTGGGCGCAATCGCATCACATCACAGTTTGAAGCTGGCACAGCCAATGTAACTTTGTATGATCAGAATGGCGATTGGAATCCGACAAACCCTGCCAGCATCTACTATCCTAATCTTGTTCCGTTAAGGCAGATTATTATCTATGCTACTTATGCCAGCCAAAATTATTTCCTATTCTCAGGCTTTATTACTAACTATGACACAGGCTTTAGGCAAGGCAACGATGAGTTAAGCACAGTAACCCTACGCTGCGTAGATGGCTTTAAGTTGCTTGCAGGCTCAGGAATTACAACTGTTACTGGCTCAGGGGTGCAATTATCCGGGGCAAGAGTAAATGCCATTCTAGATGAGATTGATTGGCCTATAAGCTTGCGAGATATTGATGCAGGCGATTCAACCCTACAAGCAGACCCAGGCACAGACAGAGATGCCCTTCAGGCGCTGTTTAACGTGGAACAGAGCGAGTTTGGCGGCATCTTCCTAGATGGTAATGGTCAGGTCAATTTTGTTAGCCGTAATAACCTTATAGCAGCTCCAGCCTTCCCAGTATATGAGTTTAGCGACCAAGGCACAGACATTTCATACACAAATGCAGTAGTTGCCTTAGATGACACAACCCTGATAAATGACGTAACCATCACACGCCTAAATGGCACAGCTCAGAATGCTTTTGACCAAGATTCAATTGACAAGTTCTTCTTGCATTCAGGCACACGCTCAGGCATACTGGTGCAGACCGATGCTGAAGCCCTAGACCAAGCCGAGGGCATACTTGCCACACGCAAAGACCCTGAGATACGGATAGATAGCATTCAGTTGAACCTTTACGATGATACCAACCCCAATAAACCATTGGCAGGGGTAGACATAGAATTGCTTGATGGAGTAACAGTTACCAAGACCACCCCAGGCTCTACCAGCGTTGTTCAATCAAGCTTAGTCAATGCAATCCATCACGACATTACTATGTCATCGTGGATTACGACCCTATACACCACCGAACCACTATTAGCAGGCTTTGTCCTAGATTCCGATGTATCGGGTATACTAGGTGAAGACGTGCTGAGCTACTAAGGAGAACAAATGGCAGGCGCAGGATATAAGCTCTTTAATACTGGGGATGTGCTAACCGCAGCCCAAGTTAATACTTATTTACAAGAGCAAACAGTTATGGTGTTTGCCAACTCTACTGCTCGCACAACTGCATTAAGCGGCGTGTTGGCTGAAGGCATGGTCAGTTACCTACAAGATACGAATGCTGTTGAAGTTTACAATGGATCAGCTTGGGTAGGTGTAAGCGGTGCAGGTGATGTAACGGAAGTTCAAGCTGGCACAGGTATTTCAGTAGCAAGCGGAACAGGCCCAATTCCAGTTGTAACAAACACAATGGCAACAGAGATTACTGCTGCTGGTGATATTGTAGTGGGAACTGGATCAGGCACATTTG